CCTCTTGTATAGTCGTCGTGTTCTTCTTGTGTCATCATCTTAAAGACATCTTCTCTACTCATTTTTTCTCTCCGTTCATTTTATCTAATCTGTTTTTAATTTCTTGTTTAATCCAATTATCAAAACCAAAGCAATAACTATTGTTTGATCCAATGTGAAATATTACCTCTTCGTCTAGTTTCCAGAAATCGCTTGGCTTAACTCCATCTACATCATATAGGGTAGTATATTTCCAATCATACAAAGTAATAGGTGTTCCACTTTCAACGTGTTCAAAGAAATACTCCCCACTTACTTTATAATTATCTGTGATTTCTGATTTTCCAAAAGCCAATATTAACTCAATAGGTTTTAACTTTACTTCCCCATAAAGAGAAGTTCCCCCCGTGTTAATATTATTATTTAACTTGTATTCGTTTATGTCCATTTTTTAACCCTCCTATAATCGAACACTTGATTATTTCCTTTAGTAGTTCAATCCTACCTTTTAACTTTAAGATGTCATCTTGACAATCTTCTGTTCCATAAAGATATTCCAACCTCTTTAAGTCTGTTTCGGAATTATACAAATCTTGTTCAAGATTACTTATCATTTTTCCACTCCTTTATATAACTATTAAAATATTGATTAGCATACTTTAATTGATCTTCAGTTTGTAGATGTTCAACGTAATCGTTAGTAAATATTGCTATCTCAAATTTAACCTTACTAATTTCACAATCTTCATTATAGTATTTAGTAAGTATTAAATCTTTTTTATCATCTATTTTTTCACTCCTTATTATACTCATTTTTTTCCTCCTCTAACTTTGCTAGTGTTTTTTCAAGCCACTTTAAATCGCCGTCTTTTTGTTTGTAACTTAAATCCCAGCATACAGATACAAAGTATTTAAGTTCGTTTTTTATCTCGTGTTCTCTTAATCCCTCACAAAATAATTCTACGAAACTATCAATCTTATCTCCCGTTTCTTTTTTCTGCTGGTTTTCTTCTTCCCATTTATTATATCTTTTCATTTTCGTTTTTTCCTTTTTTGTTATTATAAATTTATAGAGGCAGTTATTATGATCTGATTTAACTGATAAGGGTATATGAATATATAGATAGGATAACTACCTCTAAATATATTGGCTTTGTTATATACTGATCGTTTCACAGAGCAGGAATAGATTTAAACGGATTTCCTCTTTTTTCCGCACCAATAATATAATTATTTGTCTTGTTAGTAATATAATTCATTGTTTGTTATAAGTATATAGTATATATAATAATTCACTATTCCTAGTAAATAATTGATATATATGTAAAATAATATAAAATACCCTCTGAAATATAATATAATTGGCTATTGATAATATAATATAATTCAAGTAATTTATAGTCCTTTCAATGATAAATGATCTTTTATGTTCATTTTTTCATACCTTGTTTGTTAGAAAAAAAGCCACTTTAATTAGTGGCTTTTTTTTATATTATAATATATTTTATTAGTAAGAAATTCATTAAAACTTTCATACCAACTTTTGTTATTATTATCTATTTTTTCAAACTCATCAATATAATTAATTAACTCTTGATACATTTCTTCACTTGATCCAAATCTACTTTTATAATTTAGATTAATATCAGTTAAGACATCAAGAGCAACCATTATTTTATAAGATTTTTTTTCATACATTTTATAGTTTCCTTATGTTGTTATTTTACAAATAAATCATTAGTATTTATTATTTCAATATCTCTAATTAATAAATAATTATTCCTATTGTCTTTAATAGTTGGATTTATTCCATTAGTTTTTGCGTAATTATACTTATTAATCATTTCGCTATAATGTTTTCTGATTTCATCATAACTTAAATTATCATTTTCAAAAAATATAAAAGATTTACTTTTATTTTGCGTGGTTACTTTTACTGCGTATTTCATTTTATAGTTTCCTTATGTTGTTATTATATTTCTTGTTTTAGTAGTTTTATTAGTTCCTTTGTATCTTCTTCAAAAGAATAACTTTCTATATATTCATATGTATTAAACATATCTAAATATAATTGTAAAGTTTTTCCTAAATAATTTAGTTCATAATTTACTAAATTACCTTCTTCGTCGTATATTTTCCTATTGTCTTTTTTCATTTTATAGTTTCCTTATGTTGTTATAATTATAATGTTAATTCATTAATTTGTTCATCTAATAGTTGTTTTATATCTAGCAATACATCTAATTCAAAAACATCTCTTATTAAATATTTAGTATTGAATATACTATTTATTAAATATTGTCCTTTATCAGTTATATTATTTTGATCATCAAAAATTGGTAAACCTTCTAAAAAGTTTAAAGATTTTTGATTTTTAATTAACTCTTTATATTCTTTTTTCATTTTATAGTTTCCTCATGTTGTTTTAATAATCTATTCCAAATATAGTTTAATTTATTTCTTTGTTTGCTATTTGCTGAATGACCAAAAAAAGCAATTTGGAATAAGTTCTCATTACATATATAATATTCATAATCTTGATCTATATTATTAGATCTTTTTCTATATTTCATTTTATACCTCTTTGTTTAGTTATTATAACATTATTATTATAATTCTTTTAATTCTTGTATAAAGAAGGCGTATATAATTAAATACACGCCCTTTATTATTATATATTAATTGCTTGTGAAAAGCCGAACGGATCACAAATATAACTTGTATAAACATTTTTACATTTTAATATTTGATATTCGTTTTTAGTATCAAAAAACCAATCATCAAAATTATTATTATAATCATTTTTAATAATTTCTTTTTCGTCTTTTGATTTGCTAATTTTATATACTTGTTGGTCTAAATAATCATCGGCGTCTAATAAATCATCAAATAATTTAATAGATGATTTTTTATTAAATGTTTTCACATTACCAGCCCAATCTAATATAATATATTTTTCGGCGTGTTTTTCGGCGTTATATGTTGGATTATATATCATTTTATTTTTTCCTTGTTTGTTTGCTTAATCTAAAACTATTAATAAAAACTCATAAGCTATTAGTTTTTTATGTTGTTTAATTTAATCTATAAATAAATAGATCGTCTTGTTCGTGTTCGTTTCCGTCATAGTAGCTTATAAAATGTCCTCTTCCGTCTGATACGATAGCCTCATTTATAAACTTTTGAATATCTTTAATACTATTTAAAAGCATATCGTTTGAACTCTCGCAATGTTCTTGAACTAATTTAATTATATCTTCATTTATTCCAGTATGAAAAGATAAAAAAGAAGAATTAAAAGCCCATATAGATTGCTTGATATCTTCTTCACATCTTGTTTGAGCCTCTTCATCATTTAAAACTAAATATTCTTGATTACCTATAAAATAATTAGTTTTTCCTTCTTTTGTTATGTCTGAATATTTGCAATCAATATGCTTTTTTAAAGCCTCTAAATTGCGTTCGTTTCTTTGTTCTTCGTTTGTTAATCTCATTGTTTGTTTTCCTTTGTTTAGTTGATTAAATATGCCGATAAAAGTAATAAGTTATATGTTATGTAGAACAAGAAAGCCAAACCAATAAAATCAGATAGATCTTTTAATATCTCTTTAATTGGATACCCTTTTTTCTTTATTTGTTTAATGTCTTTAATATGTTTTATTTTCATCTTAAGCCCTTTGTTTAGTATTTAGTTTTGTATGCTTGTTTGTATGGCTCTTTGTAAAGTCTAACGCCGTTCTCTTGAGTAACTACCCTAGAATCTTTTTTATTTAAATTCCAATAATTGATAAAATTTAAACTACAACTCTTATTGTAAGTCTTTACAATTTCTTTTATTTCTTTTATTTCATAACCTAGTTCTATTGCTTGAAACATTTCATCTTGATTACTTAAGATGTATATCTTATGACAAGTATCAAAAGCAAAATATTTCTCTTTTATTTCTATGTTATTTAAGTTCATTTTAAATCCCTTCCTTATCTATTAAATTTTTTCATTAGTTCTATATCTTCTTTAACTAGTTCGATCTCAAGTTTATTCGCATCCATTTGTCCAAAGAATCTAGCGACAAACCAAACAACACCAAACAAAGCAACGGCTAAAAGTATTTGCTCTATTGTATTTAGTGCCTCTATGCTATTCATGATTTCTTGTAATTTGTTCATTTTAATCCCTTTGTTTGTTATCAATACTTTAAAGTAACACTTATTTTTTTAATATCCTAATCTTTTCTTTATGTTTTCTATATCTTTTATTTAGTAGTATTTGGATCTATATCTTACACGCCACGCCCTAGCAACTTTTAAACGGCTATCTCATTTAAAACTATGCCCAGTAGATCTTCGCTTTGCTCCGATCTTAACAAGAAAAAAAAGTTTTTTGTTTGGCTTGTTTGCTAGTGGGGCTAGTAGGCGCATTGAGCCACGCCTGACTATAGTAGCAGTATTACTTGCAAAATAGTAGTAAACGACTAGGTATAAATAGTAATAATTTAATACTCTATATATAAGAATCAAGATTTAAAAATATTCCCGTAAACGACTAGTATTGTTAGAGTTACAGAGATTTTTAAGGTTGTGTTTTTTTCGTGTTTTCAACTAGACGAGCAATCCAAGAAATTAATGGTATTTTATTAATATTTACCCCTAAATTGTGTGTATGCCTAGATACGATTATAGATGTTTAGAATGCGAAGAAATATTTGAGGTAGAACACAGTATAAACGCACCAGCGTTAGAAGAATGCTTATGTAAGGGCGAGAAATTCCTTGTAGAAAGATTACCTTCCAAGCCAATGATTGTCGTAAATACTAAAAGTTCAATGCCAGATCGCAAATTATATAAAGAATTAGATATAGATTAGTATAGATGTTCGACTATTGCTCGTTAGTCCAAAAAAAATGTCCTTTCGCTGCAAAGCGAGGAGATTTAACTTATTGTGGGTTACACAAAGGATTTACGTTAGCAGCTAATAGGGTTGATTATATTAATCATTGTCCAAGAGAAAAATTGAAGAAGAGGAGATAATGGCTAAAAAAGGATTATACGCAAATATACACGCAAAGCGTAAAAGAATAAAAAGACAAAAAGCTAGTGGTGCAAAGAAAGTCGAAAGAATGCGTAGTAAAAAAAGTAAATATGCACCAACATTAAAACAATTTAAAGCAGCTGCTAAAACTGCTAAAAAAAGAAAGAGGAGATAGCTATGCCAAAAGGAATAGGAACATACGGAACTAAAAGAGGACGCCCTAAAAAGAAAAAGAAGAAAAAGGGTAAAAAGAAATAATGGCAATTACTTACAGAGGGCAACGCTTTAGAGGATATAATAAACCCAAGCGAACACCCAAGCACCCAAAAAAATCACACGCTGTACTAGCAAAGTCTGGGAGCAAGATTAAGTTGATTCGATTTGGACAGCAAGGTGTAAGTGGTGCTGGTAAGAAGCCAAAGAGCAAAGCACAAAAAGCGAGACGCAGATCATTTAAAGCTAGACATCGCAAGAATATAGCTAAAGGAAAAATGTCAGCAGCTTATTGGGCGAATAAAGTTAAATGGTAGAAAAAAGTATATATAAAAAACCTAACGGTGCTGGTAAAGGCGATGAACCTAGAATAGGCATATCCCAAAAGAAATGGGAAGAACGTTGGGAAAAAATTTTTAGAAAAAATAAAAAGGAGAAGAAGCAATGTTAGAATTTTTATTAGGATTTATAGTAGGGTTTGTATTTCACTATGGAATACTATGCACAAAATCAGGACAAGAGGTTTGTAAACAATGTTGGGATTGGTGTCAATCAAAAAAGAAAAAGAAATAATGTGGGATATATTTAAAGATAAAAACGAATATAACGAAAAATCAATTATTGGATTTATTTCCTTTGCTTTGATGTGTGTATTCGGCATTGTTGATTTAGTAACAGGTTTATTAGGACAAGAAATTATAATTAATGATAATATCTACAATTCTTTCGTTTGGGTAACATTAGGTTCGTTTGGTATTGCTGGAGCAGAAAAAGTTTACAAAAAATGAGAAGATCCTTATTTAATGATCGCACTAGAAAGTCAAATGGTGCTAAAAAAACTCGACAAGGTAATAGCACAAACACCAAAAGAGGAACAAAGATTTCTAAAAAATACTATAAGAAAAAATATAGAGGACAAGGCAAATGAGTAATATAGAATTAAAAAAAGCCAATCAAATGGCTGCTATTGATTTATTGATTAATAATCCAGAGCTAAATAAAACCGAACTCGCTAACGAGTTGAATATGACACCTCAAACAATACACAACTGGTTTGCAGATGATAGGTTTGTGGAAATGTATTATAAGCAATATATGATTTCTTTTAATGCTAAACTACCTATGGTATTAAATAGTATGGTAAGAGAAGCAGTTGAAGGAAACGTCCAGGCAGGGCGTCTAGTATTAGAGCATTCTGGTAAGTTAGTTAAAAATATCAATGTAACAGTAGATAGTCCATTTGAAAAATTCTTAAAAGCAACTGAAATAGACGCTACTGAAGTTGTTGATGTAGAAAGCGAAGAAGTCCAACAAGCCATAGAAATACTTCCGAAAAGAAATCCCATAAACGACAAACCTTTAAAAAGGAAGCAAGATGAAAAGAAAGCAGTAGATAATATAAAAAAAGGTAAGAAACCTTATAGGCAAAAGCGTAGAGAGGATAGAGCAAATAGATATGCGTTATTGCAACGAGCTAAAAAAGTAGGGTTAGATCCATTGCCAGCAAAGCGTCCTACAAATACGGAAAGAAGAAGATGGTTGGAAGAGTTAATCGCTAGGGAAGAATCTATGAAATCCCAAACTCGTCAGGCGTAATATTATATTTTTCGAACATTTCAGACATTTCTAACGAAGTCGTCATAAAATCCTCAATATCAATATAATTTTTTTCTATCTCTTTAGATGGAGCAATTTTATTGCAAACAAAACCTAACAACTGATTGTTTGCGTGAGAAATGCTATGAATTTCTTTTATCATTTTTAATATTTTTTTTATTGATTTTATCATAATCTAAAATAATTTAAAGGAAAGTTTCTTTCCGAAGCTACGCATTTCTGTTTTTAATTGCGATTTAATTTTTTTTACAAATTTAGAATTTTTTTCACTTGTAAAAAATTTCAACTTACTAACAACTTGTTTTCCATCTCTATAAAACCATAGTCTTTGTGGAACTTGAGCTTTTCTTTCTTCTCCTTTTATTTTAAATGTAGCCGTGTGCGATTTTAAATGTTTTCCCCCATATCCCTTATTAGAATAAACACTTACACCTTTAGGATTTGTTTCCATTCTTATACTTTTGCTTAATGCACCTGTTGCTACCAATGGTGCGTCTAATGTTGTTTTTCCAGATTTATACTCATTGTATTTTGCATAAAAATCAGATATTGGCTCAAATCTATTTCCGTCCATATCAATAGATGTTTTAAATGTTTGCTCTACTTGGCGTTTAGACTCTTCTCCTATTGGACGATATATTTCATTAAGTATTATAGAATTAATTTTTTTATCTAATTTTTTAAAATCAAAATTAATCGATGTCTGTATTTTCACTATCATTTTCTGACACCTCTACTGGTTCTTCTAGTTTCTCTGGTTTAGATATAGAATTAACATCTTTGTTTTCTTCGATGATTTTCTGTGCTTGTTCAACACTCAAATCCTTGTTTTCATCTGCCATTATCTTTGCTTCGGTAGTTAAGTTATGCTTTAATTGATATTCGCTTAGCATAATCTTATCTTGAGTAGTCATAGGATATTCGACTTCAGAGAAATCGACTTTGAATCGTTTAGGATCTGGTAACCCTAAACTGTTTATTTGTGATAAAGCATATTCTACTTTATAGAAATCATTTTCATACTGACGATATAATTCTTTATCGTCCATAAAATCTTCGTGGCGTTCTAAGTCTTTAATCATTAGTGATATACCACTAGGTACTTCTCCACCAGATTGTGCGAAGGTAACAAATAAATGATTATTTAACGCCACTAATTCTATTTGCCATTTAATGTTTTCAATAACATCTCTTACATTTCCTTGTGGAGCAACAATATTATAGTTACTTCCCTCTGGCAAAGTTAAAATTTCATCTGATCCTGCTCTAACATTAGAGTTATCAGATATAAGTCCAGTTACTACTGGCTGACCAAACATTTGAAATCTCAAACCTAATTGCATTTCAGTCATTGTAATATTAATATGTTCATTAGCAGATACTAAATCTGTAGCACCTTCAACAAAAAAAGAATCTAATTGTTCTTCTCTGTGAGTAAATACAAAAGGCAATACGCCTAGATTGTGTTCTATTTCCTCAAACACATCTCCATTGTCATCAAACTTGATACATTTTTCAGAATCCCAGTAAGCATATTTTAATTGTTCAGTATCTCCAATCTCTGCGTGTCCGTGCATCATTGGATAAACAATCGCTTCTGGTTTATAAGGGTTGTCGCCAAAGTATGGCTCAAAATAATAAATAGGACGATAATCAAATTTTTGTTCTTCTTCATCGAACATTACATAAGTAGCACACGTACCAATAAGTCTAGTCATACGTTCCATTTGTTTCATACGAGCATTCTTCTTTTCAGTCATCTCGTCATATTTCTTTGTTACATTTCTTTTAGCACCAATCGTATATATCTTGGACATACGATTTACAAATTTTTTCACGATATTAGTATTGTAGTGAGGAATTTCTTGGAATGCGTCAGACTTGAAATAATCTTCTATGTATTGATGTGTTAGTGAACCAGAGTAATAGTCTAATGACTTTCTAACTTCTTCCCTTCTCGCTTTTGCTTGTTCTTCTTTAAAATGCGTTAATGAATCTTGTATAATCTCTTGTGGTGTAAAAATCATTTGTTTTCCTATTATCGTGATATTCTTCCAATGAAATTAGCTCTAATTGGGAATCTATTCAATATAAAATATCTAAAAGCGTCGCAACCGTGTTCATTGTATCCATCTTTGATAGGATTCTCCGAAATTGCCTTACCTTCTACTGCTTCTGGGAATCGATAGTTTTCAAAATCTTCTGCAATACCAACACATCTATTATCTACTTTTATTCTTCTTAATCCATCTGCGTTTTCAAAAAAACCTCGACAATAACTTATACCACCTTGAATATTACGAGATAGTTTGTCCATACGATACTCTACATAGATTCCGTGCTTTCTAAAGATATGAATATCCCCCATTCCAGATTGTCCTTGAACAAACGTACCAGCAGGATCGCCATAGTAAGTAATCACAGGATAATTCTTTTTCTTAATCATTTCTGCTAATTTATCCGTTGGGATATTTCGTTCGTGAATTATTTCATCAATAATATTAATATGCCAGTTTCCATCTTGTTTGTAGGTTTGAAACCACAATACTGATGGCATACGAAACCCAAAGTCCATTGAGCAATAGGTTGGTAAGTCTGGATTATAAGGAACATCTCCCATATCTTTTTGCCTATCGAATGGATATACTCGTCCTTCCATTGAAGTAAACTTTGCAGCAAACTCCTGGTCAAATAACTCTTTGGACATATTGCGTTTTCGTTCTAATAAGAACTTGTCTTTTTCTCCATCTGGAAATGCGTGTTCGTTTTCCCAGCTAGGAGATTGCACACTATACCATTGCTCATCGCTTTGCCCTAATAAAAATAAATCATATATCCAATTAAACCCTTCTGGGGTAGTAATAAATATAGCTTTACCTTTTCTGTCAATTAGTGTAGGAGATAAATACATATCCCAAATCTTTCTTGGCATTTTAGCAGCTTCATCAATAATTAATAAATCAACACCTTCTCCAACTAATGAATCAGGATTTTCACAAGACATACCTTCTACTGTTGTTCCCCATTTGAATTTTATATACTGCTCTTTTTCCGAAGCTCTGTCAATATCGTTACCTTTACCAGCTACCATATCTTTCCAAATCTCACGAAACATTAATCTTGATTTCTTGTAGGATAAGCCAACTAGCCATATTTTTTTATTAGGTTGTGCAGCATAAAACTCTGCTTCTCGATACGCAGCCGTAGTTTTTCCATATCTCCTACCACATATATTTACAAAATAAGATGCAGATGGCTTCTCTGGAAAATGCAACTTTCTTTGTCCTGCGTGTGGCACGTAATTCATAAAATCGAACCATTGTTGCTTGAAATCAAACTCTTTTATTTTTTTTGACATTTGAATTGTTCTTAATTTAATTCATAATTAACTTAAAGCCATAATAATAATCCACTTAAGGAGTAAAAATGTCTGAATTAGAACAGAATACAGCTGTAGAGGAAGCTGTAAAAGAACCTCAAGTCAATAAAGACGAAAAAAAGTTAGATCAAGCTGTTCCATACTCTCGATTTAATGAAGTTGTGAAAGAACGCAATGAGTTAAAAACGAAAATGGAAAATATAAATCTCGAACAGGAAGAGCAGCGTAAAAATAGTTTAGCAGAGCAAGGGGAATATAAAACCCTACTTACTGAAGAACAGAATAAGAATGTAGAACTTTCGAAGCAATTCGAAGAAATATCAACTGCATTCAATGGTTATGTTCAAGAAGAAAGAAACGCACTACTAAGCCAAATTCCTGAAAGTAAGCGAGAAAAATTTGAGAAGGTAGAGGATTTAACACTTCTTCGAACTATCGCTGGAGAGTTCAACCAGAAAACTGGAGTTAATGTTGGCAACGTCGAAAACCAAGTCAATGTTCAAAAGTTTAAAGGAAACCCTTTTGGGAAAATGGATTCCAACACAGATCGAAGAAAAAGTCATAATGACTTGTTAAGCCACTATCTTAAGAAAAAAAGATAAACTTTAAATTCCTGAGGAGGAAAATAAAATGGCTGACGGAAATGTAACAACAACAACAGCTGCCAATTTTATACCAGAAATGTGGAGAGATGCTATTCTTGATTATGCTGAAAGAAAATTTCAGTTAAAAAATCAGGTTTCAGATTTCTCATCTATGTTAGCTGGTGGTGGCGACATTCTTAACATCCCTAAAGTTGCAGAAGAAACAGCAGCAGCAAAATCTGCTGGTTCTGCAGTAACTTACCAAAATAACACAGATGGTGTTATTCAATTAACAGTAAATCAACATCACTACGAAGCTAAAAGAATCGAAGATATTGTAAAAGTACAAGAATCTGCAGATTTATTTAACGCATACGCTAGAAGTATGGGTTATGCTTTAGCTAAAAAAGTAGAGAATTACCTAGCTGTAGATATTCTACAAGCTGCTACAGGTAATGATGTTACTTTATCTGCTGATAATACATTCACTACTGCATTAATTAGATCAGGTTTACAAAAAATGCTTGATGCAGGACACGATTATACAGATGGCGATCACAGTTTATACTGTTCTCCAGCTGCATATATGTCTTTACTTTCTTTGGGCGACTTTAGTGAAGCTCAAAAAAGAGGAGATGCCGAAAACCCAAATGTTAGTGGTAGCGTAATTCAGGCTTATGGCTTGAATGTGTTCCCATCAACTGATTGGGACGATGACGGTGGTACAGGCGACGAAACTGCAACTATCTTTAATAGTGGTTCAGTTTACTTTGCTCAACAAGTAGCACCAAGAGTACAAAGCTCATACGATATTGATCATCTAGCAACTTCAGTAGTTGCAGACGTTCTTTTCGGAGCTGCGTTATCTCACGCTGCTAGTTCAACAGCAATGGGAATCGTAAACTTCGTTAATCCGTAGTAGTTAATTAGGGGGGTTGTAATATACCCCCCTAAACTAAAAAAGGGACATATATGGCTAATTATACTTCAACTCATACTGGAGCTGTAATAGATGCAGCAGTAACTAAAATAACTGCTACCTCTTCATCGGCTACAGAACTAAACCTACTAGATGGTGTTACGGCAACTACTGCCGAAATAAACATTTTAGATGGCGTTACATCAACTGCTGCAGAACTAAATATACTTGATGGAGTAACTTCTACAGCATCAGAATTAAACATTTTAGATGGGGTTACTGCGACAGCAGCAGAAATAAACTTATTAGATGGCTTAACTGCCACTACAACAGAATTGAATCTTATAGATGGCGTAACTGCAACAACAGCAGAAATCAATTATATTGATGGCGTTACATCTAATATACAAACACAATTAAATTTAAAAGCTCCAATAGCAGGAGCTACTTTTACAGGAACAACAACCTTTGCAACATTATCTGATGGAACAATAGCAGTTACTGCATTTGTAGATGAAGATAATATGGCTTCTGATTCTGCAACATTGATCCCAACACAACAATCTGTTAAAGCGTATGTAGATACTACTGCTCAAACAACTGAAGAAGTTCAAGATATAGTAGGAGCAATGTTTTCAAGTAATACTGAATCAGGTATTACAGTTGATTACCAAGATGGGGACGGCACAATAGATTTAACAGTAGGTACTCTAAATCAAGATACTACTGGAACAGCAGCTACGGTAACAACTGCTGCCCAACCTAATATAACCTCACTAGGAACTCTTACAACTTTAACAGTTGACAATGTAATTGTTAATGGCACAACCATAGGACATACTTCTGACACAGATTTAATTACATTAGCTGATGGCAATGTAACGATAGCAGGAGAATTAGATTTAACAACTTTAGATGTTTCAGGTAACGCTGATATAGATGGAACTTTAGAAACAGACGCTTTAACTATAGGTGGAGTAACATCTGTTCCTTTTGAAGCAGCAGACCATAGCAAACTAGATGGAATAGAAGCAAGTGCAGATGTAACAGATACTGCTAATGTAACAAGTGCTGGTGCATTGATGGATAGTGAACTTGCAAGTATTGCAGATGTAAAAGCATTAGACCAATCAGTAGTAAGTGGAGCAACACCTACATTTACAACTACGAATTTTACTGATGCTTCAAATAAAAGATTAATGACTGATGCTCAAGAAACAAAACTTGATTCAGTTGAAAGTAATGCGACAGCAGATCAGACAGATGAAGAAATACAAGATGTCGTAGGAGCAATGTTTAGTAGTAATACCGAAACTGGAATCACTGCTACTTATCAAGACGGAGATGGAACAATAGATTTAGTTGTTGGAACTTTAAACCAGGATACAACAGGAACTGCATCAAAAACTACAGTAACAGATAGCACAGCAAACACAAACTTTCCAGTTGTCTTTCACGATGAATCAAATGCACTATTAGATGATACTGGTGCATTACGATATAATCCAAGCACAGGAGAATTATTAGTTCCTAAACTAACTGTAGCAGGAACAACTACTCAAGTAGATACAGTAACAATGGAAGCAGAAAATGCTATTATATTTGAAGGTGCAACTGCCGATTCCAACGAAACAACATTATCTATTGTTGATCCAACGGCAGACCACACACAATACTTAATTAATCAAGGTGGGTATATTCCACTATTAGCAGCAGCTACAACAACTGCTATTACTTCTACCCCTGCAGAACTTAATATTCTTGATGGAGTAACAAGTACGGCTGCTGAATTAAATATCCTTGATGGAGTGACTGCTACTGCTGCCGAACTAAACATAATGGACGGAGTAACTGCTACCACAGCAGAATTGAATTATACAGATGGAGTAACTTCAAATATTCAAACACAGTTAGACGCAACGCTTGATACAGCAGGTGCATTAATAGATTTAAGTTCAACTACGATTAATGTTGATCTAACCGAAGCAGGAGAAGCTGCTATCGCCAATGGAGATTATATATTATTTTTAGATGGTGGTGCAACAGGAACACACGCAAAAGAAGCATTAGCTGATGTAGCTACTTTATTTGCAGGAGCAGGTATGACAGCTACAAATTCTGTTCTTAATGTTATCGCTGGAACTGGTATTGATGTAGCAGCAGATGCTATTTCAGTAGATGTATCAGACTTTATGGCTAATGGTGCAAACAACTACATTGTAACTGCTACTGGCACAGATGCTATGAACGCAGAAGCCAATCTTACTTTTGATGGAACAAATTTAGATTTACCTGATAGTAAATACATTAGATTAGGAACTGGAAACGATTTACAGATATTCCACGATGGAACTGATAATTATATAAAAAGTGTAACATCAGACCAAGACTTTATTATTCAAGTAAATGATGGTGGAAGTAATATAACTGCTTTAAAAATAGATGCAAGTGCAGTAGGTAATGTAAGTCTCCCTAATGATAATCAGGGATTGCATATAGGTGCAAGTAGTGACTTACAATTATATCATCAGTCTGACCATAATTATATTTTAACACAGAAAGTAGATGCTGATTTATATATCAGGCATAATACATCTGGTGGATATATTAATGCCATTCAGATTGATGCAAGTGATGCTGGTAGTGCAATCTTTAACCACGATGTAAAAGTAAATGATAGTGGTAAACTAAAAGCTGGTGATGGTAATGACTTTCAAATGACGCACGATGGAACTAACTCTTATCTTATAAACTCTACTGGACATTTATATATTCAATCTAATGAAGACGATAAAGATTTAGTTTTACAATGTGATGATGGTAGTGGTGGAACTACTGCATACTTAACATTAGATGGAAGTGCTACAAGAACTAATGTTCACAAAGATTTAAGATTAGATAATAGTGTCAATTTATCGCTTGGTGGTGGTGGCAATATGAGTATGTCACACGATGGAAGTAATGCAACTTTTTCTAATGCTACTGGTAATTTAACTATTCAAACATCAACTGATGATGGAGATGTTATTTTTAGATGTGATGATGGTAGTGGTGGAGTTACTTCTTACTTAACATTAGATGGTAGTGCTACAACAATAGAAGTAGCAAAGAAAATGCAGTTTCCAGCAAGTCATAGTGCAGATAAGATTGTAATGTATAGTGGTGGTAATGAAAAGATTGGTACAGAAGCTAATACATTATTGTTTACTGCAGATAATTATAAATTTAAAGATACTAATGGTGATGATAATTTATTTATGAATAATTCAGGGCAGGTCGGTATAGGAACTACTACACCCGATTCTTATAATGCAGCAGGAAGAAATTTAGTAGTTGCTGATTCAGGAGATTCAGGAATATCTATTGTAGCAGGAACTTCATCAGATAGTTCTATAATGTTTGCTGATGGAACAGGTGGTACAGCAGGATATAGAGGTAGAGTTGCTTATGATCATAATGGAGATTATCTAAGATTTGATACTGCTGCTGCAGAACGAATGAGAATAGACTCATCAGGAAATTGTGGTATAGGAACTTCATCACCAGGTGCAAAGTTAGATATAGAAAATTCAACTGCACCTACTTTGGATAATGATACTCACGCAGGGGAAGCATTATTTTTAAGAAGTGGTGGCTCTGATGGCGATGGTAATGTTCAAGCAGTATTAGCATTTGGTAAAGCAGATAGTTCATCAAGAAGAAGTGGTAGTGCGATTGCATCTGTTCAAACAGATAGCGATGTAGATAAAGTCGGAATAGGTTTTTATACTTCAGATAGTTCTTCTTCATCACAAACAATGGATCAGAGAGTGTTAATTGATCACGTTGGTAATATGCGTTTTTCAGACAATGGAGCTAACCCTTCAGCGTCAACTAATATGGCATTTATTTTTAACGATGGTGGAGAAATGAAAGTATTAGATGAGCTAGGAAATACCACAACTATTTCCCCACACAATTTTGAATTAATCCCTGAAGGAGCATCAGAAGATATGGCTTGGAGTCATCACTCTGTTAAAGGGAATAAAACAGTCAATGTAGATATGATGAA